GGTGATTGCGATAAACATCCATAAAGGTGGGTATAACACAACAAGTTCATTGGGATGCCAAACGATCTATCCATCACAGTGGGATGGGTTCATTAACCTTGTCTATTCAGAAATGAATAGATATAACCAAAAGACGATTCCATATCTCTTAACGGAATTATCGTAACCGATAAAATATGAAAACATCAAAGTGGAATTTCAAAGAAATAAATAGAAATGTCCACACGATTGAAATATTCCTTCCTAAAGTTGGAGATGAACAATGGGTATTACTTCAGAGTGATGTTCACTGGGACAATCCAAAGTGTGACAGAGCAAAATTAAAAAAGCACTTGGATTTAGCATTACAACGGAATGCTCCTGTAATTGATGCAGGAGATTTCTTTTGCGCGATGCAGGGCAAGTATGACAAGAGAAGCAATAAAAAAGATTTGCGCCCAGAACACGCAACTGGAAATTACTTGGATTCGTTAGTTGAAACCGCCGCAAAGTATCTTGATCCTTACAAGAAAATACTCACTGTAAGAGCGGCTGGCAACCATGAGAGTGCTATTCAGAAAAACCATGAAAGTGATCTTGGTGAAAGATTAGTTGAAAGACTGAGAAGTAATGGCGGGATTGCCCGTAGGGGAGGATACTCTGGATTCATCAAATTCTCACTTTATAGCGGCAAAACAAACGGCAAGATAGCTGGAATTCAATTATACAAACTTTGGTATTTTCATGGCAGTGGTGGCGGCGGCCCAGTAACTCGCGGAGTTATCCAAACAAACCGACAAGCCGTGTATGTTGCTGATGCCGATTTTGTTTTAACTGGGCACACTCACGATTCTTGGCAAGTTCCAATTCAAAGAATCAAATTAAATAGTTCTGATGTTATTGAACAGTTTCGCCAAACTCATATTAAGGTTGGTGGATACAAGGAAGAATTTACAGATGGATATGGAGGATGGCACGTTGAAAGGGGTGGCCCACCAAAACCAACAGGCGCGTATTGGATCAGATTTTATTTTGATAGATACGAGAAAGACAAAAGAATCTATGACTACGAAATCATAGAGGCTAAATAATCATTGACAAAAACCTAACTATCGTTAACGATAAAACTATGAGTTGCGGAAATTCCAGAAGTTCTAAATGCAATCCGTGCGGCCCAAGTGAGGCGGCATTGAATGAGATTGTAAATCGTGCAGCTTACTACGCTCGTATCGCAGTTGAAGCCGCTGGAGGCACATCGGGCGGCAAGGCTCCAACTGGTGGAAATACATTTGGAGTATTCTACGAAAATGACCAAGTAATGGTAACTGACTACACGATCACAACTGACCGCAACGCCATGTCAGCAGGGCCAATCACAGTAAACCCCGGAGTCACTTTAACAGTGCCAGCAGGCAGCACCTATACAATCGTATGAGTCTCATCAAAGCAAACGCAGTCCAGATCGGACAATCACCGACAGCAACGCAGAACTTTACTCTGGCAGTGCCATCGTCACCAGACGGCACGATTAAGCTGGCACGGGGAAACGCAGGCGCAACTACGCAAAATGTGTTGAGTGTAGATGCAAGTGGGAATGTTGGATTTGGAACTTATACAAATACACCATCTACAATTGTTGGATATATCACAATTAAAGACATATCAGGGACTCCAAGGAAATTAGCAGTAGTATCTTAAATAACATGAGCGCAAACATTAAAGCATCCACAGACGGAACACAGGCAATCATCGGCGTAGGTGGCGTTGACCAGATGACTGTGAGTAATGCTGGAGTAGTGACGGCAAACAGTTTTGTAGGAAATGTGACTGGAGGAACTATTTCTGGCAACGCATCGAGTGCTACGGCTCTTGCAACAGGATCGACTACGGCAAGGACATTGGCTAATCGGTTTGCAGATGTGGTCAATGTAAAAGACTTCGGAGCGGTGGGTAATAATGTCGCTGATGATACTGCTGCGATTCAAGCTGCTATAAATACGACAAAAATGGTATATATTCCAAATGGAACATATAAAGTAACATCTACATTAAAAATATTTTCTGGGTCTGGAATATTTGGAGAAAGTTTAAATGCTAAATTAGAAAGGCATTTTGTTGGTGGAGCATTAATTGAAATTGATGGTTATCCAACATTTACACCAATTACATTAACAAATTTTGCAATAAGAACAAAGATAGGTTTAGAACCAAGTTTGACATCCATTGATACTGGAATAAATTGTATATCAATTTTTTTAAATTCATTATTTTCAAATATACAAATATTTTCACAATGGCATGGATTTAAATGGACTGGAGGACAATATTTTAATGTAGAAAAAATATGGGTTGAATATTGTTTAGGAGATGGATTTCACGGAATAAATCCAAGGGGTAATTTTGCTGATTGTTTTGCTCAAAATTGTGAAGGGAATGGTTATTTTTTAACTCAAATTGCTGGTGGTGAAACTGGAGTTGTGCTTACAAAATGTTCAACATTTAGTAATAAAAATCACGGATTTAAATTAACCGCTCCAACAATACCTTTTGGAGCAAATATTTTTTTAATAAATTGTGGATCAAGTTTTGATAATCTTGGAGCAGTATTTGCTTCAAATTTTATTCAATTATATTTTTATAGTTTTTGGGCAGAATATACTGGTTATGCAACAGATTTTCATCCAGATTGGCCCTCATATCCAAACGCATCTGCATTTTGGTTAGAAAATGTTAGAGAATCTCAATTTATTGGAATTACATCAGCTTTAAACTGCAAAGGCTCAGGAATGATAATAGCCAATGATTGCGATTCTATTGCAATACAAAATTTATATGTTTACAATAATGGCAGGGGACAAGCAGGTGCATTTTACCAAAACGGACTTTCAATAGGGACAAATTGTTATAATATAATTGTAAATTCTTTTACAAACGGAACAGGATTTGGCCCATATCAATTAAATGATATTGCAATAAATAGTTCTAATGTAAGTGGAGTTTTTAATACTGTTAAAGCTAAAAATATTTATTCAGTTAATCAAAATACTGTTAATTTTTTAACACAACCAGTAGGTATAGATATTCCAACAATTCCTACAAGCTCAATACCAACACTTCCAGAATGGTCTAATCTTATCAATATAAGTGGAACAAGTGCAATATTCGCATTTACTATTGCAAGAAAAGGTAGGATTGTAACATTAAAAATGCTTAATGATGGTATAAATTTATTTACAGGAAACAATTTACTACTTGCAGGAGGTTTTGCTGGGACAACAAACGATACCATAACGCTTGCATCTGATGGAAGTAATTGGTATGAAGTAGCAAGAAGTTTAAATCAAACAATCCCTTAAAATAAAACTATGGCACTACAAAAAACATATAAAGCAAAAGCATTCAATCAAGAAATTGAAATTGAAAACGCTTACATTAAAGCATTGCAAGTAACATCAGATAAAGATAATTCATCTGTATTGATTCAAATTTTTGATAATAAAAAAGAAAACAAAATAGATCAATTTTTCAAAGAATTCAAAACTAATCTTTCTGGAGAAAACCCAATCAAGCAAGCATATCTATATCTTAAAACATTGCCAGAATTTGCGAATGCTGTAGATTGCTAACATGGAAAATCTAATCTATTGGAAAAACACAGCAATCGGCATCGACTGCGGAGACTACATCTCTTGGTTTGCAAACGCACCGAAAGAAGCTATTGAATATTACAGCAAAGTTGATACAAAAGACATTTAAAATATGAGTTATTGCACACCATGCCCACCATGCGACACGAACTTTCCGTTGTTATGTGAACCGCTCGAAACAACTGCTAATGGGAAACGATTGGTGGTAGAAGACTCTGCTGCTTGTCAGAAGACAATTCAGAGTCCAGTTTACCAGCAGGTTTTGAAAACTGATGGTGCTGGCAATCTGACTTGGACAAACGGAGCTAACAGCACTGTTCTTGGAAAAGACTCTACTGGCAAGGTGGAGTTTGCTACCCTCAATAGTGTTCTCCAGTCCGGCCCAGTTGATCTTGGTATCCAACCATTGACTACTACTGGAGCAATAAATTCTGGAGTTATTACTGCAATGAGCGTAACTGCTACTGGAGCAGTTAATGCAGCAAGCGTAACTACTACTGGAATAGTTACAACCACAGGAGAAATTGTAGTTAATCGACTTGATTCAATTAATGAAGGTGGTCAAGTAATGCTTAAAAGATCATTAGATAATGCTAATGGATGGTTTATTGATTGTTTTGGTTCTACAACTACACCTAATTTAAGATTTGTATCAACCACAGGATCAAAAGTAGAAATAACCACTTCTGGAACAGTTCGTTTATTAGGTCTTCCGCTTTACGCCGACAATACCGCTGCAATTGCTGGTGGTTTGGCTGTAAATGATGTTTATAAAACGGCAACTGGTGAACTTCGCACTGTTTACTAATGCCAGCAGAAGGATCAGTCTTTGATGGATTCACAAGTATCATAGCGCAAGACGCAGATACTCATCCATCGTATTTACCAGAGTCTGTAGTATCAGAGTCGGTTAATAGGACATTCCGAGGCGGCATTAACCGGACAAGGCCAAGTATTCGGAATATTCCGATTATCGCTGGAGATGGAGAAGCCGAGACTATCGTTAACGATATTCTTGGTGGTAACTTCCAAGGTGCGTATTCATATCGAGCGACTAACTTCAGAACGAGCGATGGTATCCTGCTATCTGTATCTGGGATTATCTACTTTCTGAAGATGGTAAACAACCGCGCATTCGCCTACAAGATCATCGAAGGCAACGATCCGGGCATGATGCACACATGGTTCGTGCAAGCCGAAGATCGGGCATATATCCAAAACGGCTACCAGAATGCAATAGCATGGGATGGAGTATTAGGAACCCTTACAGCAAGCGAAATCCAAAACCAAGACTACTGCGAGATTGTTTCGGTTGGGACTACAGATTTCATGTTGATTGGCGCGCCATCAAATACAATTGGAGTAAAATTCACGGCAACCGGAAGTGGAGTTGGAGATGGCACAGTTAAAATTCCTGCCTACCGACTGAACCCATACTTGGCAAAGATGCCAATTGGAACGATCATGGAGTATGCCTTCGGGCGAGTTTTTGTAGCTGACAAGTTCAATCAAATCTACGCTTCTGACATCATTTATGGTGGTGGATTTACTGATACGAAAAATACCGAGAACTTCACAGAGATTGGATACTGGGCAGAGGGTGGAGCATTCTCGACTCCAGCCATGATGGGAAATATCACAGGGATGAAAGTCATGCCACAGATTGGAACTAACCTTCGTGGCCAAGGCGAGCTTGTTATCCTTACTGGTAACGGAGCATTCTCAATGGATGTATCTATTCCAAGATCACAATGGAATACATCTAACATCCAACGCATCTCACTCCTTGGGCGCGGATGCACATCGCCATACCTTGGATTAGCCAACTCTGAGCTTTGGTTTAGATCACACGATGGTTGGGCATTCTACTCCAATAGCCAATCTGAATTTGCCAGATACTTTTCACTTCGTAAACTTTCAAGAGAAGTAAACAAGTGGGTAGAGAATGATACTCCGTGGATGAAGCAGTTCGCTTCTACGATGTTCTTCAACAACTATCTAATTAGCACAGTTGCGCCACAAACTTACCGAGCAGAAGGTGTAGAAGGACTGAATAGGTATCATCGTGGAATGGTGGTTCTTGATCTCGACCAATCTTCTTCACCCGCACCAGACGCACAGCTTCAATTTCGTTGGAATGGTATCTGGACGGGCATCAGACCAACTCAACTTCTGTCTGCATTAATCCAAGGTGAGAAGCGAGGATTTGGATTCTCATTCGACGCAGACAACAAGAACCGACTTTACGAGTTTACCATAGCTCAAGGCGACGACTATGGCCCAAATGGAACAAGACAGATTGAATCTTTCTTCACAACTGGTAGGTATGACTTCAACCGAAGTGGGGCTACAAATAAGTTTCTCCGCAAAAAGATTACTGGTGGAGAAATGTGGATGAGTGAGATTAAGGGTGAAGTAGATAGTTACGTTGATTTCCGCGCTGACTCTAATCCTTGCTGGTCACAACTGAAAGTGCCTACGACATTCGGTTGCAACCCTTGTTCACCAGTAGTAACTGAATGCTTTCCACAACGAGGAGGCAATCGCTACAAACGCTACAAGTTTAATACTCCTGACCCAAGTGAGTGCAATGACTTGGCAGGCATCCCATCGGTGGAGGGAAGTGAGTTTCAGATCAAAGTAAATTTAACCGGAGCAGCTACAGTTGACCGAGTAAGATTGATGGCAAACATCAAGAACAACGACGATTCTCCAGTTGGTGATTGCCCAGAAGAAAATCAAGAATGCGAACCATTTTTGTGTTGCCAAGAGAAATATTGGCAATATAATATCGTCAATTAAACTATGGACAATCAATCGTCATCGCCAGCACTTACATTTCCAAATGTTCCAGATGACTTCTGTCCAACTGGTAACTGGCAGAATGTATTTCAAGTATTCATTGATGAAGTTCTTTCTAATGGAACTATCAATGTGCCGGGATTGGGCGATGTAACTCCAGCGCAAGTTGCTCAAATCAACGAAGACCTTGCTGACCAGCAAACACAGATTACCGCACTTGATACGCGAGTCGATACATTGGAAACAACTGTTGCTGCAATTCCGACTGTTAAAGTTCGTTACGGAACGCAAACAGGAATAGCGGCTGGAGATACAACATCTATTGGAATTACTTTTAGTTCTCCTCTTCCAACTGCTATTTATGGAATATCATTGACTCCTATCTATGGTTCTGGAACTCCATTAACAACCCCGCTTTACACAATTATCTCGCAAAACGCATCAGGATTTACAATTCGCGTTGATAACAACATCGCAGAAATTACGAGCTTGAACTGGATGGCGGTTCATACCTCACAACCATAAGCCATCACAAAGAAAAACTAAACATATGACACCACTAAAAGGAACAGACCCAAAGCTCGTCTCTGGCGGCGCACCAACTCGCGGCAAAATCGGCGAAGGTATGGGTAATATGCCAAACCTTGGAGCCAAAAAGCCAAGCATCTACACGACTGCTGGCACTCCAAAACAAGGCTACCAAAAGTAATTATCGGTAACGATAATCCCTATGGCTGATACCCTCGAAGAGATGGTGGAACTCGTTAAGGGTTTCGTCGGAGACAGTGGAACGTGTTCGTATGAGCGCGGAGTCAAAGCTGTAAACCAAGCGAGGAGATTGTTGTGGAATAAGAGAGGCTGGACTTCGCAAGAAGAGTATGTCCAAATCTGTTGCGTAAACGATTGTTTCACGCTTCCAGCCCGATATGAGCAAATCAAACTTGCTTGGGTCGGGGATGAATCTGCGAGCCTCGCAGATGAATGGTTTAACGCAACCAATGCCTTTGCTCTGCAAGCAGGGAACTCATGCCATAGAGGAATTGTAGAAGTAGGAGGACTTCATGTTCTCTTCCGTGATTATACAACTCATCCATACCAAATTGGGGTAATGGCCGAGGAAGTTGAAGACATCGGCGTAGAGTTGATGTTTGAAGCACAAGACCAGTATGACACCTACCACAAGGTTAAAGTGGCTACCGCCAATCCTCCAACGCTGGCTAAATCCGATCTTCTTGTAAAAGGGATTCGCGGAGTAACCAAGCCAATTACTAAAGGTAGGATTCGGGTGTATGCCTACGATACTGCATTGGAAGCAAAAACGCTGATAGCAATCTATCAACCGAACGATGCTAATCCTACATTCCGTAGGTTCAAAGCACCTAAGACCTGCGAGTGTATCACGCTCTACGCATCGAAGAAATACTTTGATTTAACTGATCCAAAAGAATTAGTTGAGTTTATTCCTGACGCGATGATCTATGCTGTATTGGCATTGAACTCGCGTGAGAATCGTAAGGCGCAGGAGTTCTTGAGTAACCTATCATTGGCTGTGCAAGAGCAAGAGAAGGAGATGTCAAATGCAGAAATTCCAACTGCCGCTCCAATTCGCTTCTCAAACTATAGTCGGGCAGAAAACCTAATCGGGTCTGATTTACTTTCACCATCACCCAACGATTATTTCCTTTATAGATGACACTGACAATTCCAGACAAGATCGACGCAAGGAAAGTGGTTGGGTATGGTGATCCGGACTACGAACTTAACTTGATGGATTTGGAGATTCTAAAGCTGCCTCCAAGGGAGTGTCCATTGGTTCACAGGTTCACGCCGGGAATGTATATTCGGGAAATCTATATACCGAAGGATACGATTCTAACTACTCTACTCCATCTGACAACGCATCCATTTTTCATTATGAAGGGCGATGTGAGTGTTTGGTATCATGGAATCCCTGCCCATAGGTATAAAACGGGTTACAGTGGCATCACAGAAGCAGGAACGAGGCGGTTGCTGGCTACTCACAAAGACACAATATGGATTACTTGTCATGTAACTGATTTAACTGATCCAGACGAAATTATTGACAGCATCACTTCGAGAGACTTTAATCCCCACATCGCCAAGGAAGACCCAAGGGTGCAGAAGTGGCGGCATAACCGAACTGATTTAATCAAATGAGATTTCTTTTACCAGACCCATTAGGCAACAAGCATCCACAGATGTTTCACTCCACCGCACTTGCTATTGGTGCTGGAGTAGTCGCTGTTGCTGCCGCTGGGACTTCAGCGGCTATCTCAATGTCGGCGGCAGATAGAGCAAAGAAAGCTCAAGGTGCAGCAGCGGCAACATTTAAAAAGCAGCAGAGAGAAGCTGTAGCTGGATACGAAAAGGGTCAGAAAAAAGTTGGTAAGATGATTAAAGGTGTGCAAGCACCTCAATATAATCTTGGATCA